TTTTAAAATATACGAACGCTCTGCAGGTAGTTCGTGTTGTAGATAGCAACGGTGTGAATGCATACAATGGAGGAGTTGGAACCGGACCATTAGTTAAAGATAGAGATCATTGGGATACTATCGAAGGCGCACAAAATACCGATGGAAGGAATTTTGTGGCAAAATGGGCTGGTACTTTAGGAAACAGTTTAGAAGTACAAATTTGTCCTAACAGCGCAAATGATGCAGCATTTGATGCATGGTCTTTAAAAGACAATTTTGATGCTGCACCAGGTACTTCAAATTTTGCAACAAAGCAAAATGCATCAAATGATGAAGTTCACGTGGCTATTGTAGATAAAGGTGGAAGTTTTACCGGAACTAAAAATACTGTTTTGGAAACTTTTCAATTCTTGTCTTTAGCACTAAATGCTAAAACTGACGATGGCACATCAAACTACATTAAAGATGTAATCGATACCAGATCAGAGTATGTATGGCATGCCGGATTTGATTCAGACTACAGCGCGACTGCTGGATCAAGAGCTGCTGCAGGTACTGATGCTGATTCTGGTGACAATTTTAGATTAACCACTGGCGTTTTTGCTCCAGAGTCGGGTGAGGAAGATGCAGCTGCAACATATGCTCTTTCTGGAGGAGCGAATTCTACATTCACTGGAGCAGGTGGTTTAGGCAAGTTCATGGAAGGATATGATAAGTTCATTGACAAAGATAATATTCAGGTTGATCTTATGATTGCACCTAGAATTACTTCTAGAACTTCATCGACTACTTTGGTTAACCATCTTATCACTATTGCACAAAGTCATAGAAAAGACTGTGTTGTCGTGACATCACCTGCGGTTTCAGATGTAGTTACTACTACAACGCCCGTTACAAATTCTGTGACAGGAGCAGCTACTTTTACTTCATCTAGTTATCTCGTGGTTGATAACAATCACTTGAAAATCTATGATAAGTACAATGATCAATATATCTTTATTCCTGCTGCATCATCAACAGCTGGAATCATGGCTAATACTGATTTTGTAGCGGCACCGTGGTTTTCACCAGCAGGACCTAGAAGAGGTCAATACCTTGGTGTAACATCACTCGCTTATACGCCTACTAAGTCTGAAAGAGACACATTGTATAAGTCTGGGATTAACCCAATTGCAAACTTGCCCGGTCAAGGTATTTTGCTTTTCGGTGACAAGACAAAACTCGCAAGACCTTCTGCATTTGACAGAATTAATGTGAGACGATTGTTCCTTGTTATTGAAAGAGCAATTGCACTTGCTGCAAGGAACGTAATGTTTGAATTCAATGATGAATTCACTAGAGCCGAGTTTGTTGGAGTTGTAGAACCATTCCTTAGAGAAATCAAAGGAAGAAGAGGTATTACAGACTTCAGGGTCATTTGTGACGAAACAAACAACACTCCTGCTGTAATTGATCGCAATGAATTCATTGCAAATATTTTAATCAAACCTGCGAGATCCATTAACTTCATCACACTCAACTTTGTTGCAGTGAGAACCGGAGTTGATTTTGAGGAAATCGCTGGAATCGGATTCTAAGGAGGATTAAATGGCAGTACTAGGAGTTGATGACTTTAAATCCAAAATCCGAGGTGGCGGTGCACGTCCTAATCTATTTAAGTGTACCATAAATTTTCCAGGTTACGCTGAAGGCGACGTAGAACTTACATCTTTCTTATGTAAGGCTGCACAATTGCCAGCTTCTGTGATTGCACCAATTACGGTGCCTTTTAGAGGAAGACAGTTGCAAATTGCTGGAGATAGGACGTTCGAACCATGGACAATAACCATTATTAATGACACTGATTTTCTTATTCGTGACGCTATGGAGCGTTGGATGAATGGTATCGGTGCTCATACACAAAATACTGGTCTTGTATCGATGGTAGACTACTCTGCTGATATGCTTGTCGATCAGTTAGATAAAAATGGAAATTCAATTAAGCAATATAAGATTACAGGAGCATTTCCTACTAATGTTGCAGCGATTGAACTTTCATATGACACTAATGATGCAATTGAAGAATTCACTGTAGAATTCCAAGTACAGTATTGGACATCAAATACTACAACTTAAAGTAGTATAAATTCTATTAGGGTGGGGAAAAACTCCACCCTAATATTAGGATAGACTTATGGCAGAAGCAGATAAAACACTTAAACTATTTGGTTTTGAAATTAAAAGAGCTGGTAAAGACAAGCTCAAATCTATTGTCCCACCACAAGATGAGGACGGTGCAGGATACGTAACTGCAGCGGGAACTCATTTCGGTCAATATTTAAATTTAGATGGTGATGACACCAAAGATAATCATGCACTAATCATGAAATATCGAGGTATATCACAACATCCTGAAGTTGATGCGGCAATTGAGGATTTAACTAATGAATCGATTGTTTTGTCAGAAAAAGAACAAGCAGTAAGTTTGTCACTTGATAATGTTGAAGCTTCTGCATCTATTAAGAAAAAATTAAGAGAAGAATTTGACAATGTGGTGTCTATGCTTAATTTTAATGAGCATGGCCACGATATTTTCAGAAGTTGGTATGTAGATGGTCGTCTATATCACCATCTAGTAGTAGACGAATCAAATTTAAAAGCTGGCATACAAGATATTAGACCTATCGATGCAGCTAAAATTCGTAAAGTAAAACAGGTTAAAAAGAAAAAAGACGTTAGCACTGGCGCGGAACTTATCGAAAAAGTAGATGAGTTTTATGTTTACCAAGAAAAACCAGGACAACAGACACAAGGGTTGAGATTATCTCCAGATTCTATCAGCTATGTGACATCTGGATTGTTAGACGCCGGAAAGAAAAAAGTAGTCTCTCATTTGCATAAGGCATTGAAGCCTGTTAATCAATTGCGAATGATGGAAGATTCGTTAGTGATATATCGTCTCGCCCGCGCGCCTGAGCGCAGAATATTTTATATTGACGTAGGTAATTTACCTAGAGGAAAAGCTGAGCAATATCTAAAAGATATCATGACTAAGTATCGTAATAAATTAGTTTACGATGCTGATACTGGAAATCTTAAAGATGACAGAAAACATATGTCAATGCTTGAAGATTTTTGGCTTCCTCGAAGAGAAGGTGGAAGAGGTACAGAAATTTCCACTTTACCTGGAGGTGAAAACCTAGGACAGATTGAAGACATTATATACTTTCAAAAAAGATTATATAGGTCTTTAAACGTTCCACTCAATAGATTGGAACAAGAATCTCCGTCTTTTGCAATCGGCAGATCTACTGAAATTAATCGTGATGAACTTAAATTTCAAAAGTTTATTGATAGATTGAGACAAAGATTTGCGCATCTTTTCCTTAGCATAACTAAAAAGCAATTGCTAATGAAAGGTGTTATAACTGATGAAGATTGGGACAAATGGAAAAATGATATTTCTGTAGATTTTTTAAGGGATAATCATTTTGCTGAGTTGAAAAATACAGAAATTTTGAGAGAAAGATTACAAACTCTCGACACACTCCGCGATTATGTGGGGGAATATTTCTCTAAAGAATGGGTGCAAAAACATGTTTTACAATTTACTGATGAGGACATTAAAGCGATGGGAGTCGGATCTGATAGCGGAGACGACCCGTCAGATGAGTCAGGAGAAGATTCACAAAAATAGAGATCTTCATTCTATAAGATCGCCATACAACCAATTAATTCATACGTATGAGTTAGCACTGGAAGAGGCACAAAAGAATAATAAGACGCAGTATGTGAATGAGCTTAGAATTAGTATAGGCAATTTGACAAACAAAATACAAAATTGGGAGAGGAAGTATTATGGAAGAGAACGAGTGTAAGTGTGGCAGAGACGATTGCGATGGTGAGACGTGTAAATGTGGTGATGGTTGTGGGTGTAATACGCCAAAAACTGAGGCTGAAGAATGTTTAGAACTAGGTGTTGCACCGGTTTAAATATTTATTTTTATAAATAATAGCAAAGGAAGTGATATGAGTATTGAAGATCTAATAAAAGCAGTTGGAGATAAACAGTTCAGCGCAGCTGAAACTGGTTTTTCTACTATAATGATGCAAAAAATGAGTGATGCTATGGATCAAGAAAAAGTCAAATTAGCTGATCAAATTTTCAATGGAGCAGAACCAGAAGAGGAAGAAGACATTGAAGATGTTGATGATGAAGAATCATCGGAAGACGAAGAAGAACAAGCTGAAACCGAAGATGAAGTAGAAGATGATGAGACCGAAGACGAAGAAGTTTAAAGAAATTCGTGAAAAAACTCGTTCAAAAGGTGAAAAGGTTTATAGTAAAAAAATCGAAGGAGTGCAACTCATAATCACTAAAGAGTCGGGTAAGTTTGTGACTTACGTTGATGGAGATAGGCTCGATGATTTTAACAATAAGGTTGAAGCCAAAAGAGCTGGTACAGAATTCATTAAGCAGGCACAAGGCAAATAAATGAAATTAATTAGCGAATACACAGAAAACGACATTACAGTTTTACAAGAAGAAAAAGATGGCAAAAAGAATTATGTCATCGAAGGTGTATTTGCACAAGCGGAAAAAAAGAATCGTAACGGAAGAATGTATCCGAAAGCAGTTATGGAAAAGGCTGTCGGAAAGTACGTTACAGAACAAGTTAAATCTAAAAGATCAGTTGGAGAGTTAAATCATCCTGATGGACCAACTGTTAATTTAGACAAAGTTTCGCATCTTATCACCGATATGAAATTTGACGGTGATAATG